TGCATTACCGATTACGTCCAGCAATTCACCGCGAAATTCTTCGAGTGAACGGCCTTCTGATACGGCTTTGTCTGCCAAATCACGCTTGTTGTGCTTTGCAGCCAAGCGATACATTTCAGCAGTATCTTTTGCGGCGGCGCGTGTAGCTTCGGCCTTTACCGCATCGATGTCGATCTTGTTTTCTTCCGACATAATAGTTTCCTCTCTTACAAGGGTTTCAGTGATAGGTTTTGCGGGTGGCTTCTCTGCTGCGCGGCCCACACCGACTGTCCTGTCTGCGGGAATGCTTACAACCGATACCTCCATTGGAAGCCAAGACTTCACGCGGTAGCTATCCGCATCTTGACGCTCCATATCGTTGACATGATAGCCAACACTGATGTTGCTTCTGATACCATCCACAACATCCTCGAAAACCTCTTTGGCAAGTCCATTTCTTCCGAAACGCACAGTCGCCCGCAATCTACGGGCCGATCCATCAAGGCTTACGTCCTCTACCACGCCAATCTGCTGGCGTGGGTCATGATCCAAGAGCAACGGCATACGACCTGACTTAGCAAAGCTAAGATCAATGCTGCGCTCATTGTGATCTAATATTTCATTGCCAAAGCTACGCTCTACTGGCTCTTCGCTGGATACAGCAATGCGAACAGTACGCTTATCTTCGTCAACAACCTTACCGTCAAACGACATGCCGCGAGTTTCCATCTTTTCACGGTCAAGGCGCTCTTCATCATCATAGTGATGAATGCGCTCATCATCTTCCTGAGTAGTCTGCATTTCTTCAGGCTGATCTTCACGATCAGGCTTCGCAAAAGTGACAGTATAAGCATCATCTGTCTCTTCCACGTTCAATATGTGACGCTCTTCCATCTCTGTTGATCCTTTCAGTTCAAGATCAATAATATCATCTTTTGCCATATCTGCGCTACCCCTTTCATCGTTAGCCATTGGATGACCCTTTGGCAGAAGGTCAGTATCATGCTTTCCGCTGCGGAATTTGCCATTGCGCAGAACGTACAAAAAGCTGTTCACGCGGGCATATGCCCACTGCTCAGGTGACTTTACGTTGGGTCTGACGCTCTGCGGATTAGTCTTATAAGCGCCAATGCCTCGACGGAATACTGCACCTAATGTGCGTGTGCTAGTGCGCTTAGACGCTACACCACCAACCTTTTCATTGTGATCCTTAGCCTTCTTCGCCAATCCCACTTTAACAGCATCAGTCAATTCAGGAGCGCGATCTTCTTTAGATAGACGCTCTGCGATCTGTCTGCTCCACGAAAAACCAGCATCACCGCCCCAAAGCGCCCATGCAATACGGCCATTTGACGGATAACCCTTTTCACCTACGCGAAACCCCTCAGCCTTCTTATCCACCTCATGGCGACTAAAGAAGCTGAACATGCGCTTGACTGTATCATCTGACAAATTCTTGCCGTTGGATATATCACGCGCTCTAGCAATACCAACTTCAGTACCACCACGGCCAAACTCACGCCGCCAATCTAAGCCGCGCTTCGCTTCTTCCACCATTCCATCAGTCGGTTTGTTCGACATCATCCACCTCTGCTGGTACTGGCATCTTCATGCCAAACGGCTGATAAGCCATAGATAGACCAAATTGCTCCGCAAGCTCTTTGTCACGCTCAATCTGGGCAAATGTATCCTCGGCATCGCGCCCATAAGTCGCAGCAATGTCAGAATGGCTCAAGATGCCGTTCTGCAATCCTACAACAGCAGCATTCATTTCCTTGAGCGGGTCTACCCACTGGAAGCCTCTGCCGCGCCAAGTTACGTCTTGGCTGAACTTAAACACCTTATTTTCACCAGAAATAGGTATAAATCCATGATCCATCACATGCTCTAGCCAGATGCGGTAGAACGGATCAAGAAAGTGATCGATCATAAATCTGTGCAACGTGCGGTAGAAATCTCTCTCTTCCAGTGCGCCCTGACGTATTGACGAATAGCTTGTACCTTCAAGATCGTTGGCTAATGACGTATAACTTACGCCCAGACCACCAGCTATGCCACGCAGAATTGCCTTCTCAAAGTCAGCAAACGCAGATGTTGGGTGCGTGGGATCAAATGGGGTGAAGTCAACGCCAGCAGGAAGCTGATGAAACGTGCCAGCTTCAGCATCATATATGGGAACAGTGTTTTGCTCATCGTCAAACCCATCAGCCGTGAAGCCATCTCCAGCAGGGCTAGTGAAGAAGCCCATCTTGGCAGCACCAGTTCTAGCCGCTACCAACTCAGCCTCACGATAACCATGCAGCATCTTCAATGACGCAATCGCAGCAACAGACCAGGGAACACCCCTAGTCTGATCTGCGCGTTCTGGGCGGTAGATGTGCATCATCTCATCCGCAGAGACCCGTGTATATTTGCGCTCTGCGGCTGGCGTCATATAATCATAGTCGCCCTTATGGTAATTCAGCACATAGTACGCAATCGGGCGCTTTGTTTTGCTGTCAAGCTCAACGCCCATACGCACCTGATTGCCGTTTGATGCGACTTCGTTCTTCTCTTCGTCCACCAGATCAGGCTCAATAAGCTGCAAACCTATGCCGTAGCGCAAATAGTTGCCCTTTACGATCTTCAGGAACACTTCACCGTCACGCGCAACGCCAGATATAATGTGATTGCACAAATCCACCATTGAAAGCCCGCCATCAATGGTTGGCCCGCCAAAACGTGAGAAATCACGCCAAGCGCCCTCAATTATGTTATTTCCAGCGCGATCTAGCGAATTATCTGGGTTTCTGCCTCTGATCTGTAGGTTAAAGCCATTTTCTCCGACAACATTTACCCGCAAAAGCTGCAAATAGCGCCGAAAATACTCATTATTGCGCTCTAAATCACGACTACGGTTGCGCAAATCACGCAACGCCCAGCGTATCTCACTATCAGCGCTTCTATTTGATCCATGAAAGTCAGCGAAAAGCCGCCCCTTGGCGGCTGCTTGGTAATTACGGCGCTGCGGCTTCTTCTTAGACCGCTTGAAGAGATCAAGTACACCCATCAGCTAAACCTCACTCTTATCGTGTTAGGGCTTGGCTTGCCCTTCTTAACCGCCTCGTCAGACTGCTCGCGCTTGTAAATGCTAACGTACCTGTTTCTGGCTTCTTCCAACTCAGCAAAAGTCATCTTCGTTAATGAGCGCCCCGCAATCGAATAGCTGCCGACATCACTATCTGCCTTGCCCTGTAAAATGCTCTCTATTTTATCGACCATTATTTGAGCAAATGAACGTGGATCAACCCCGTTCACATCCATATCAACGTGAATATCCCAATGACCAGTTTCGTGTACAATGCGCTCGCTGTCGCTATTGCGCACAACCTCAAGCTGCCACTTATGATGACCAGCACTAAAACCAGATGAGGCAGATCCCAGAATAGTAAAAAGATAATCAGAACCGCTTGCTGTTCCTACAACTTGGAACTCATGCGATCCCCCACCAGCATCTCTTGACACATAAGTGAGCGTGTAAGCAGTATTTGGATAATCATCACTTAGATCAGTGCGCTTCCATTGCACGAAATCACCGACCACAAAGTCAGTCGGTTCAGTAGTCGGTGCATTTGCTGCGTCGAATAAATTAGCCATCTATCACCTATAACCGTGAACGAACGAATTGCGGCGCGGCAATGCTGGACGCCTGACTTGCTGAGGTTTGTCTGATTGTACCTTATTTTGGGCCTGTTTTGCAACAGTATCCATGTTTATATTTAAAACAGCCAAAGCCGCAGTCGCATATACCCTGCAATCAAGCGCCTCATTACGCTGTCTTACCTTTATCCATTCACGCCGCGGACGCCCCTTAAAGTATCGAGTTACCTTCTTTTCAGAGGTCAACATACGAAAATATTCATCAGAGTTCTGACTGCTGAAGTGACAAAAGCCAGGGCCAAACTCAGATATTCTTAACCTGGCAAATATCAACTCCTTTGCAGTATCAACGCCAACAGGAAACAAATTAATCTTGCCAATATTGTTTTTAGATGGCCGCCCAATAATCGGCTTACCCTCACCACCAACACCCTTAATCGCAAATATCCTGCGGCCAGCGCGAGACTTACAGTAATTATAAACCTGTTGCGTGTAGTGACCGCCACTATCCACACAGCTTGATCTGATCGACATATCGCCAGACAATGGATGCTTGAATGACTGCATCAAAACCGTGTCAAGAACATTCCAGAAATCCTTGGTAGATGGATCTCCATAAAACTCATCATAGAATATCCCGTAGCTGCGCTCACCCTCAGCCCAACCAACGATCTCAACTGCCGCTCGATCATCCTGAATATCAACACCAGCAGTAAGAATAAGAACATCATCCGGTAACTCATCTCCAAAATCTTCACGCCTAGACATCAAATCATACTCATCCAGACTTTCGCCCTGATCTTCCCAAGTTTCGCCAAGAGTAGTGTTTACCCATGTCTTTAATCGCATGGGATCTTTCTTTGACGCAATAAAATCTCGCACGATTTCTTCTAATGATGTCCAAGGCGAATAAAGAGCCGAAAGGTGAAAACCTGCCGTTCTTCCATCGCCATCTGCTGTTTTTCGCCATTCACCATACCTAATAGCTTTATATCGATCAGCGTCATTCCAACACGAACCACATTTCTCGCAAGAATACTCCGCTGTGCGCGGATCACTATTGCTCCACTTTACATTCGCCCACTGCAAACTCTGATATTCTTTACAATCATAACACTGCACATAAAACTTACGCTGATCACTCTCTTCATAGGCTTGCTCTATGCGAGATGCCCCACGCTCAGTTGGTGTGCTGACCATGATGATCTTCTTGTTCCAGAATGTTGTTGAACGCTTCCTGGCAAGTGAAACAGGATCACCCTCACTGCCAGCAGATAATGGATACCTATCAACCTCATCACATAAGATCAAACGACATGGCCGTGATGCCAGAGAAACAGGGCTGTTAGACCCAGCCGCTGTAACATGACCACCAGGAAATATCTTATGCAAAGTCGTATTGCCGCCATCCCTAGATCGAGGATCACCAACCTTATCATGCAAAACCGGCGTATCTCTAATCGCAGGAGCAAGCCTGTCCTTTGACCACGTTTGCGCCATCTCCAAAGTAGGCTGCACAACCAAGATTGGCGCAGGATCTTGATGAATGTGAAACCCGACAACATTATTGATTAGCTCTGTCTTGCCGATCTGCGCAGCAGTCATCAATACAACAGTCTCAACCTTTGGGTCACTCACAGCGTCCATCATGCCACGCTGATATTCTGCGCGTTTGGTTGACCACTTACCAGCCTCAGCAGAACTCTCACTCGATAACTGTCGATACTGATCAGCCCATTGAGAAACCGTCAACTTTGGTGGCGGCTTTAACGCTCGCCTTATGGCTTGCTGCAATCTAGCCTGAAACTTCTTACGCTGCCTGTTCCTGACGGTATCCGACCAACTCACTCAATGCGTCCTTTACTGCTTCTTCCATAATTTCCTGAACTTCAGCAACATCTCTCGCGGCAAAAACCTCAGCAGCAACCTTAGTCGGAGCCGACAAAAGCTTAGTCTTGCAATTGATTAACTGCTCCTCAAAGTCCTTGATGATGTCATCAATGTAGAGCAAGTCTCCACGCTCGACCATGTTCTCCATCTCCTTTGCATCCGCTTGCTCTTTCGCCAACCTGGCACGTTCAGCAGATAAATCCAAACCATCCACAGTCATTCGACCAGCAGCTATCTCTCGCAAATGATCAAGGTACTGCTTGGAGCATTCCTCATAGGTATAATTTCCACGATCTCGTTGCTCAATATAGCCTTTTGCAATCAAGTCTTGAAAAGTTTTGACTGTGATACCCAATTTAGATGATATTTCGGTCTGAGAAGCCATTTTAAGCCCTTTCTAGTGGCCCTAAGCATAATCATACCATATAGTGCTTGACAAGACTACACCCTGCACCACCCCCTTTATAGCGCCCCTACGCCTAGAAACACATCGTGCCTCGCGCGTACCCGCAGGGCAAAGTGTTCCATAGTACCTTTTTGTTTTAGCTTGTGCATTTATTAAACAATGGCGCGCAATTGTATGCAATTAAACCAAAAGACACAAAAAAACCGCGCATCATGGCGCGGCTGAATAAACAAGTAATAAAAAGGGCGCTAAAAAGCGCCCTCTATAAACTCTAATAAAAAACCTAACACGGCCATGAATGCTAAAATTATTGCATTGAATATTTTTTCAGTCATGCGGCCATTACTTGCGGTTGCGGATCAACCACAAAGCCGGTTTGATCTTTCTTTGCTTTACCTTTTGCATAAAGAGCAATGATAGATTGCTCTTTTACATCCAGGAAACGTAGATCCGTTTTGTCGCCGTCGACGGTAGGCAACCCAAGAAAATCGGTTGGAATATTCTCAGCGCTACGAAACACAACCGCGATATTCATTCCACGATCTTGTGCAATCTTGGCTTGCTTAAGATAAATTGCGCTTGCTTCACTATAGCTAAAGGTTAAATGATAATTGGGAATATCTAATGGCCGGTTTGCTATTTTTGTATAATCGTAAAATTGAATACCTGGAAAGCGTTCAAAGATATTTTGGCCGGCCGTATGGATATATTCCCATTGTATATCCGTTGTCCCATTCAATCTAACGGCCGGTTTTATGCCGCGCTTTTCGCAATAGTTTTTGAAACGCGTTAAATCTTTGATCAATTGCGTCATGAAGCTTGCAATATCTTTTACAAACCATTCAGCTTTTCTAGCGCGGCCGCGCTGAACGCTATTCATTGCGCCGCGGCCAGCTGTATTCAAGCAACCGGACAAACAACCGGCAATTTCTGCCATAGGGCAAAGATTACGATTTAACGTTTTATACGGCGTCATATACATAATGGCCGTTAAATATCCGCTATCATTGCCCTTGACTGTTTTTGCATCTCCACCGGCGCGAATTAGATTGCCAATAAAGTTATATGTTTCTTTTTTCATGATCTTACTTCCTTTTATCTATTGTTTATTTTTGGCGCGAAAATACTGTTTAACAGTTTTCCAACATATTTTTTTCACCCTTCACAAACCAGGTTTAAGTAAAAGCCGCCATTGTTAGGCGTCATAAATCCAACGCCGCAATCATCCGCGAAAACATCCAAAAGCGCCAAATATGGCGTTGAATAAAGCGCCGCAAACATAAGCGCCAAAGCGATAAACCAAAACGCAAGGTCTCTTATTCTTATTTTATAATCCATGTTTTTTCCTTCCTGTTATTCTCCCATTTTGGGAGATTTTAACAATAAATGCAAGGAAAAAATGCATTAAATCAATGCTTTAATTTTTGCCGGTAAATCAAATAAAACCAGGTTATTTTATCAAAAATACCCCTGTAGTGGAAAAGCTCACCCCTGTGATGGAAAAGCTCAGACCCCCTGTAGTGGAAAAGCTCACCCCTGTGATGGAAAAGCTCAGCGCAGCTTTGCAGTGCGCAACGCCTGTATCCAAGCTTGCTTATACATAATCTTGAAATATTTATTCATGCCGCGCTTGACTGCGCGTTCAGGATTATAACCGCCCCGAATAGTGGCGCTCTTTGCTAAGCTGTGAAGTATCTTGATTTTCTTCTTGCCGGTGCGCTTGGCTATAAATGATTTGCTACCCTTTTGTAGAATAAATCCCTTGCCTGACTGCATAATGTTTCTAGGCTCAAAAGACTTATTAACAGCGCCAGCCCTAGCGCCAGATCTTTTACGGCTAACATTAGCCTCGATTGGAATAGCCAAGTTGCGTTTTAATCTAGGCGTCTTGATGCCGCCGGTAACATGCTTTTCCATAAATCTAGTTTGAGCTTTGCGCCCTCTTGTTTCTGGCCGTGCGCCTGGCGGGGATGGAAGGTCAGATCTTTGTATCGATGCAAGCGCCATGCCTGTGCGCCGTATATGCCTAGCCGTGCTATTCCTGATTTGATGCACCTGTTTAAAAAACGCTTTGTTGCGCACCTCAAAGAACTTTCCATATTCCATGCGTAAATCAATATCACGACTGCTCTTGATTGCTTTATTGAGCGCCAATGATAGCGCGAATGGGGCTTGCTTAGTCACCAGGTCATCAAGCCGTCTTTCGATCTCTGGCACGTTTGATTTGATGCTAATATGCATAAAACCCCCTGTAGTGGAAAAGCTCACCCCTGTGATGGAAAAGCTCAGGGAAGCTTAACACAAAAAGAAACCCCGCGCAAAGCGCAGGGCAATAAGTGAGAAGTAAAATCATGAATGAATTTACGTTACTGATCCTTTAGCGATTTAGCAAGCTCCAATATCAGATGCGGAAATTCTTTGCGCGGCATTTCTGCCACCAGAACGCCATTAAACCATATCTTTAGAATATCATCATGCACAGCCCAGCGCGTTTTATTTGGCTCTAGTTCCATACAGCTTCTCCAGTTCATACTTTCTTGCCAGTATTAGTCTGCGTTCATTCTCCGTCCATTTGGGCAAAGACCGCAAAAACCTTCTGCGATTTGCGAAGCCTTCTAGCTCCTCCAAAGAATGAATTGTTTTTAATTTATCTTCTATTGTCATGGCTCTCTTATACTAGACGGGACAACGGGATATGCCTATAGGCATATATCCCGTCCCTCCCGCTTACTAGTATCGGGACACATCCCGTGACCTCCCGCCTATGTCCCGTTGTCCCGCTCGTCATAAACCGTTGTTTTCGTTTGGGAAATTAGACCCTTTTCACATAGCTGTTTTCTTACGCTCTGGTAACTGCTCTTTTTTGTGTCTTGTTTGGCCTCTCCGAGGAAATTATAGTAATTGTCCCGCATATCATCGATTTTTGCGTAGTTTTGTGAGCCTTTTGTTTCATCGAATATCTGCATAAATTTTCGCTGCTTGTCCGACAGATTATCTTTTTTTGCTTGCGGTCTTTTATCCTGGCAGACCTCTAGAACCACGCTTGTGGTTTCTTCTAAGTCAGCACCTATAAGGTCAATTTCACGGTGCATAAAATTCAGCGGCTCTGGCATCTTTGCGTCTTTCATCTTGGTAAATTTGACCTCTATCTTAGCTGGCTGCTGATCGTTCCACTTATCTACCAAGAACTCAGCATCAAGTGCGCCTAAGAGCGCAGAAGAACCCCTAGCTCTATCTTTTTGCGAATGGCCGGTATGATGAACTGCCAAGAGTGTGCAATCGTAGGCATTGCGAATATCATCCACTGCTCTGATGGCTGCTCCCATATCTTTGGTGCTATTTTCATCAGCCGCTCCCATTGATCTGGCGAGAGTATCCACCACGATTAACTGCGGCTCTCCATATTGCTGAACCATGCTGTCAATAACATTGACCAATTCATTGACGCTTTCATCTTCTGTTAAGATGATGGATCTGCTGGATTTAAAGAATGGTATGCCCTTCAGGGGAATATCGTTTGCCTTTGACCAAGCTGCTGCGCGTCTAGCAAATCCGTTGTGGCCTTCACCGGCTATATAGAATACTGGCCCCTTCTTAACTGCATGGCCGTGAAACTCTTGTCCTGTAGCCACACAGAGCGCCATATCAAGCACCAGAAACGTCTTTCCTGCTGCTGGTGATCCAAAGCAACATGCAAACGTATTGCGCTCCAGCAGCCCATCTATAATCCACTCTGGCCGTTTAAACTCAAGATCACCAAGCGGCACAAATAATGGCTTAGGTGGCTTTATTTTGCTGAGAAGCGCTTTGACTGAGGACGGGCCATCTTCAAGCATGACATCATTCCAGTCACGCTTATCGTAGCCTGATGGCGCTTGATACATAAAGCCAGATTTTTCTGCGTATTTCTTGCCTTCATCATCATTATCTGCGGCTACAAAATAGTGTGCATCAGGCCAAAGATCTTTTAGCACATCAGCGACTTTAGGAATATTGCTTGCGCTGAATGCGCAGATAGTTGGCCGGTTTGTGCATTGTGCAACTGATGCTGCGGTAGCGTAGCCCTCTGCAATGTAGGTTATGCCTTCTGGTGGCCCATTAATAACCAGATAGCATTCGCTTGTGGGCTTACCGGCTTCAAACTTCTTATTACCATCTGGTGTGATTGTTTGCTTGTTGATGCGCTTTTTATCGCGGCCATACATGGGAATTACGACATTATCGCCATCCAGTTTTGCACCGCCAAGCAATTCAATACCTTTGCGCTCATGGTATCGTTTAGTTTTATCAAACTCAGAATTATCGTTTACAGGCGATTTGGTGGCCTGTGAGTGCAGTGTTTCGTTTGGTGGCGGTATGATGTCATCAAACACCATGCACCTCATAATAGCAGAGAAATCATTGCATTGATTGCAGTGAACTTTGACTTCGTTCTGATAGCTATTAATCCAAAACCGATCTTCACCGCCGCAATGAGGGCATGGGCCATTATATCGTTCATTGCCGGTCTTTTTCAGATTATATTGCTGTGCTATGCGGCTTGAGTATTCATCCCAATATAATGTGGGGTATTTACTTTCATCTGCCATATCTTGTATAAATTCCTTATATCTGGCGGCTGTCAGGTTTATCGCTCGATTTGGCCAGCAGTATCCAACACTGCTGGCCATTTTTATTTAAAAGGGTATTTCATCATCGAAATCGTCAGTTGCCGCTTGTTGTTGTTCTTTCATTGGCGGCAAACCAAATTCATCTAATGTATCCTCTTTTTTATCTGACTGGATGACTTCTGTTTCGACTGTATCAAAGTCATCATCTGTGGAGCCATAGACTGCTTTAGTGACTTGCAGCTTGTCAAGGATAAGTGAAACGCCGCCATTGCCGTCAGGATCAGAAACGGGGAATGCTAGAATGACTGCATTGCCGACTGAGCCGGTGTATAGTCGTTTATTCTCTAGCTCTTTCTTTTGGCCATCTAAGATAAGTGGCGGCTGGTTCATTTCACCTTTTTGTGACATGGCGCGTTTCTTTGCAGTGAATGTCACTAGAGTGCCATCTTCTGATTTCTTCATGCCAAATACTTTGCTGAATTTGGTCAGCTTTGTATTGCGTGTCATGCAGTCTTTGTAGTGCTCCTGCAATTCAAGAAAGATGCGCTTTCCTTCTTCTGTGCTGACGGTAAAGCCGCATGAATATGCAGCGCCTTGTGCGGCTGCTGGTGCTGCCTCGCTACGCTTTTCTTGGCTATTATATCGATACGGCTGATCTAGCTTAGGCCATGCGAGCAATGCATCTTTTATCATTAATTTCTTAAAGTCTGGATTTGCCATCGTATTTCTCCTTTGTGGCTATGTAGGGAACCGCCCTACTCGGACTTTTCGGCTCCATGATTTTGACTAAACCTAAGAATTATTTCTGCTCCACGCCTTGCGGCGACCGCTTCATCAAAGGTTTTATAGCAACCTAGTTTGTATGTGCGCCTTCCCTCTTGTATCTGCGCTCTCCAGCTTTCGCTTTTAACATCACTGCGTTTTGACACACCGGTCACACCGCTAGAATTGCTGTTGTACTTTGTTTTGTTCTTCATATTGTTGGCCATCGTAACTAACCGCAAATTCTCTATCCTGTTATCATCTCTTTGCTGGTTTATATGGTCAATTTGCATGTTAAGTGGTGGCTCTTGTTGATAATACATTTTCCAAGCAATCCTATGCGCTGAAAAAGTTTTCATTCCAGTAATGTAAGCACGAACATACCCCTGCTTTTTTGTTGTAATTATCTTTAGGCCGCTCTTCATTTTTCGATAAAGAAAGCCACTGATAGGATCGTAGTGGAAATTATCGTTTAAAACATTTAGCGGAGGTAAAGTCTTTGCAGGCTTACTCATCTTTTACAATCCACTGTGGTGGGTGGATCATAGTAAAGCGAGGCCAGCCTGTTTCGTAAAGGTCTGTTTTCTTCGCTTCAGCTATTTTCTTAAGCGCGTACATCATGTCCTTTTTGCCTAGTGCAAGTGCTTCTAGGCTCATAGAGTGCATGTGCGCTTTATATGGTGCGGCTGTGCTAACTGCTAAGAAGATGAAGTGTTTGACATCCCAACCGGCAAGCTCTGCTACATAGGCATAGAAGCAGCCTTGTACGTCATAGCGGTATTTATAGCACTCTCTTGTAAAGCCATCAGGTGATGGATCTACTGTTGTTTTGACGTCTGCCATTACGTGATCTGCTGTATTGTAGCAGTCTGGCCTTGCTTTGAGTTGCAAGCCTGTTTCTGGGCATTTCACAAATATGCTTTGCTCTTTAAGGGCGTTTGTATGATCTAGTTGCTTTTCGCAGACTGGATCTTTCCGCAGGGCATCAGCTATTGCTTTAGCCTTTCTGTATTCTGGCTCTGGTAGCAAAAGCTTATCACCAGCTTCCTCTTGTGCTTCTTTCCAAGCATTGCCTCTGCGCGTTTCTGGGCCGCATATAGTGTTAGCGCCGCCTTCTAATGAAAGATCATGCACGGCTGTGCCTAACTGCATTGCTGGCGTTTCTTTGCGCTCTTGGTTATGCCAGTGCCAAACTGATGACATCAGCACAGATTTTACATCAGATGAGCTAATCGCGTCATGTGCGTGATATTGCTCATTGGTAAGGTCATCGCGGATCATTCATCAATTCCCTACATAGATAGCAGAAGCCCTCGATGGAAAGCTCTACTAGGATTTTGCCATCGTCTTGCGTTCCGTACATCTTAGCAATGGCTTCCAAGCTTACGACTGCCCTTGGTTTATATCGATCATATTTATAAATGACGCAGGGCATTTTATTTGCGGCTATTGCAGCCTTTTCTGATTGCTTCCACCATTCTGGTTTGCACCCAACGCCTGACTTGTAATGCTTGGCCTCGATGGAAAACGGGAACTGCTCATTGTCTGGGATAAGATCACCGCCTTCTGCTGTGCGGTATTGCTCTAGGTTTCTGGAGAAGGTTATTCCTAATTCAAGGAATAGCGCCTTTCCCAAATCTCTTTCCCATTTAGCCCCTTTTGATCGATTAGACATCTAAATCTGGTTGCTCTGTTATGATGTCATGTTTTGCCAGGTAATCCCGCAATGCATCTTGCGCGATTGTAGCCATGCTGCGGCGATATTTTTTCTTGAACAGCTTCATGCCTTCGACAATATTGCCATCAATTCTAACGTGTAAATCATGTTGTTCCATATTCTCTCCTACCAAAATGGTTGCACTTTGGTACAAAACATTTGACAGTTCGTCAACAGTCATCATAAAAAGATATTATGAAGGGAGAAAATCATGGGATATTGTAGAGAATGTGAAGGCACTGGCGAAATCACGCGCAGGAACTTAATGGTGCCACCAGATCATGCAGATTATGCAACCTGGAAAGAGCCATGCACCTATTGCCAAGACGAAGATGATTATGATTGGCGTGGAGGAGATGAGGAATGAGCAGTGATGTTGAAAGTATAAGGCAACAACTGCTCTTAAAGCGGAAACTGCTTCTTGAGAAATATCCTGGTAAGCTACCACGCGAAGCAGCTTTGCGATCAATAGCTGATGCAATGGGTGTTGAAGTTAAAGAAGTTATTGCAATAATGAAATTAAAGGAAGGCGAATGACCTTAGCGGAACCTGTGTTTATGGCGTTTGTTATCTTTTCATCACCAGATGAATGCAAAGAGTTTGCTGAATACTATAATCTAAAGCGGCTTTTTGAGCCGCAATGCGTAGAAATGGGTGGAGAGGCAGATTACCGCCGCCCCATCCCAAATATTAAACCAAAAGCGAGGCCAGAAGAAAATGACTAATATTCTTGATGAATTGGATGAAGTTCTTGCACAGCTAAAACGCTGTGTAGATAGAAACCGCAATACAGTTAAGCATGAAGAGAAGGACAAAGAGATTGAACCTTACATCAGCAGATCAAGGACATTTAACTTTTCTAAGGGGCGCAGTGGATCGTCTTGAGAGGGAAAGCTTCCGTTTAGATCCGCACCCCAATGTAAAACAAGACCTTGACCGCGCTCGGCGCGAGTTAAAGGCGTTTATATTATCACTGCAAAAAGAAGGAAAGAACATTCATGGATGAAAGCCTGTTAGCCGCCAAGATGATGGAAATGGCAAAAGAAGATATGAAGCGTGTCAAAGCCAGCGGATCATTCGGTAACGATCCAAATTTTGGTAAAACTAGGCAATTCCTGCAAAAGCAAAGAAGGGGCGGTCATAAGGGCAGACCAAATGGTTACAAAGTAAAAATATATGAACGCTTAGAAAAAGGTATGTCTGTGGACGATATTGTGGCAGAATTAGGCTGCACCCGCAATATCGTTAATCGATACAGAAGAATGCGTATTGCGGAACAAGATGCCGCGTCCTCCCACGCGGCGTAGATGAGGGGTACTAGGCTCCCCCTCTCCCCCGTCACTGCACATATCCTCCGTGGTGGCGGGGTTTTCGTGGGGCCAGCAAGTTCATCACAACCCTGTCACAGTTTCCTATGAGCCAGCCCCGACTTATCTTTATGACCAATCCTTAACGGCAAAGCAAGGGCAAGCTTTTCTTGCATATGAATTATGCCCAGATATTTCTTTGATGCTGGGAAACTTGGCGCTGTATTCCACAATTAACTCACGCAAAGCTTCTTCCTGCTCTGACGTGAAGTTATCCAGAAAAGCATCGTCAGCACAGCCGCCACGGCCACCCACTAGGCTTACCCCTATAGATGACTTGTTTCGGCCTCTACAGTGCGCCCCTGATTGCTCTACGGGCCTACCATAGCCCACTGAGCCATCGCGGTGAATGATTGCGTGATAGCCCACATTTCGCCACCCGCGCTCCTCAACGTGCCAGCGCCTAATCTCTGCGACTACATCTTCAACAGACCGATCAGCATACCAGCTTGGATTTGTTGCAGTGCAGTGAATTATAATCTCGTTAATCTTTCTCATTTGGTTAAGCCTTTCTGCTTTTCATACGTCCTAAGACCACCAATGCCTAACATACCTCCCAGAACAGTCAAAAGCGTTCCCATATCAAACTCTGGCAATGGCGGGATCTGTGTACCCGTCAAAGCTACAACAAAAAGGGCAACAGGCTGACCAATAAAATGCCAACCAAAAGCAAGCCCACAGATCCAGCCAATGAAAGGACGCCAGCCACCTTTAAAAGTGCTTCCACTTGCCGCTTCTGCTGCGTTGACTTGTATCTGAGCGAGGGCCAAGTCTTGCGCGTGACGCTGTGACATAGTGGCAATCTCGTGCGCG